TCCTTCTGGTCTAGGCCCCATATCTTCGTAAAAATTTATAAAAGAATTAACCCAACGATCACAAACTTTAATTCCTTTTTCTCCATACAAATAATAAGTGCTATATTTTGAGTCATAACAGCTTCTTTTCATGTTCCTCCAACTAAAATATTCAGGAGTGAAACACATTCCATGTTTAAATGACTTACAATGATCACATTGCAGAGAATTACCTAAAACAGCATGTTTTATTTCAGTTTCAAATATACGATTGCAGGAACATTTACAGAACCAAATTCCATATCCATTATTAGACTTTTCTATAACTTTCCATTTTCCATAGGAGACTTTTTTCTATCAGATCCATATTGTTTACAAAATTCACACATCACATTTTCGTAATCTATCTTATTACACGGATAACATAGACATTCCTCATCCTCATCCATGCACTCACACCAATATCCGCATGCAGGACATCCTGGTTGAAACATTTTATGCCATGCATCATCATAATTAAAACAATCACCGTAATCTTTACAGCAACAATGATTCTCAATATCAGACAAATTACAATGTTCTCTTGAACCCCCTCGCATATATACTTTCATGATGCTCCTATATAATTGATTTATAATATAAGTATATACCACTTGACATATAATGTCAATTTGTTATTATTAATATAGATAATAAGTTAAACCAGCAAACAAAGAAGTATTGTAAGTAAAACAAGGGATATGATATGTCAACAGAACTAAGAACCGGCGAATCAGTAGCAGATTATTGCAGACTATGTAAATGCTTGCTGACAGTAGATGAAGAATCAACGTGTCAGTATTGCGTAATTAATATGGGGAAATAATATGGAATTCATATGCAGCACACACAATGTGCCTAAAAGAAGAATGTTAGTAGATAGAGAAATAAGTGAAAAAAATTCATTTTGTGTAGTATGTACTATAAATGAAAGAATAGCAGAAGATATACCAGTTTTACTTGAGAAGATATCGCTATTAACTAACGAAGATAATGCGCAATACATACGGGATCAACTCATTGATCTTTATAATCTTACTAAATCATTGATTGCAGAAGAAAAAGAAAAAAAATATCCAATAATTAAATCATTGGCTGATCATTGTAGAATATGTAAATCATTTCTAGAACACGTAGAAGATTCAACTTGTAAATGGTGTATTATAAATATGGGAAGAAATTAACATGAATCCAAATAAATTTCATAAAAGCTGTAATAGAAATATGGATCAAGATACAAAAATTATTACTGACACTTTAGAAAAGTTGTTAAAAGATAAATCTCTTTCATTATTAAGGGTGCTTAAAGAGCATATTTCAATGATGAGTGAAATGACAACTTCTAAGTCTGAAATGATGAAACAAATTCAAGATCAGGGATATATGGATAAATCACATACTCTTATGGATATTGATATCGCTACAGAAAGATTAGAATATCTAAGCGATAGAGGAATAAAATTTTTTAATCTTCAAGAGATAGTAACATCTGACCATAAATTCATGGAACTTAGTGAAGAATTTAAACAATTAATAGATGAGATGTATCAAACTATAGTAGATGATACATATATAGAACTTATGATGATACTTAATGCTTTATTAGCATCAGATCCACACTATTTCAGAAAAGATAAAAACTAATATGGGCATTATAATGTGGATCATAGTTATAGCTTTTATATGTGCAATATGTGATGAATGATATGCAGTGTGCTATAGTCGCACAAATATTAGTTTTAATTATGTTTATAATTTTCATATATATAGAAAGTTTAACTTGGAGATAGAATGATATTAGAAACAGAACAAAAAGATCAGTTATATACAGCTTTATCGCAAGCACAGGTAGAATTTCCAACCATTCGAGTTAATCGTAAAGCTTTCAAGAATGAATTTGCAGATCTTTATGCTATTTTAAAGCCAGTGTATCCGATATTAAGTAAGTATGGTTTGTCCATTCGTCCTTGGGGGGGCATAGTGGACGGTATGCAATGTATTGGAGCACGACTCATGCATAAATCTGGCCAATACGAAACGAATGTATTCTTGTTTGATCAAGATCCTTGCAAGAACCCAAACGATCAATTAACACATAAAAAACAGGGTGCATTGACTTACTTCAATCGCAATCATATGAAAGATATGCTTGGTGTTCTTATTTCTGACAATCCAGAAGATGATGATGGGCAAGGATACCATGAAAAACAACCACAGGTAGTTGAAATTACCCCACAAAAACAACCATCATTTGATAAACCTCGACAAGAAATACAGGCTAACATATCATTTAAACCAGCTTCAGATGCTCAAATTAAAATGATTAATGACATTGCGGTTAAGAATGGATCGTTTCTTTCAGAAGTTTTAGAAAAACATGGCTTTAGGGACATTAGTGAAGTATCATCTTCGCAAGCTTCTAAAATCATAAGTGGTAAGTAACTGTAAAGGAATATCATGGATAATGGATTAATGCTCACCCGTCATAGTCAGCCAAGCGAACTTGACCAACATCCATATGGCACCGCATGCAAAGTTAATATCCAAGAAACATATGATATCTATCTGCAAGTATCAGAAGATGAAGATAATCCTAACTGGGAACTATTGGGAAATTATAATCTAACTCACGAGCAAGATTTACTTTTCACAGAGATGCATGCACGTTTAAGAAAAAATATGCAATATGAATAAGTTCTGCTAACCTACTGATAATACTCTCCAGTATTCTCTTTTTTTGTTCGATATACCGCACTGCTTCCCTAGTGCGGTATTTTTATTGTATAACCTGAGATTTCATAACTTGCTTAAGAGCTTGATATGCTTTGAATTTGGCTCTAAATTTCTTTGGAATAATAATTCTAGAGCCAGTATTTGGTGAAACTCCAAATCTTTCTTTTGTTTCTATTGATGATAATTTACCCAATGATCCAATCATGATTCCATTCCCTCGAGATAGTTCCTTTAAGGCAACTTCAGAGAGTGCGCTAATAAATTTATTAGCAAGCGCAGTCGAGCATACCATTTTTCTACCAATTGCTTTTGATAACTGCAATTTATTCAATGTCATCGTCTCTCCTTAATAATATAACGTAATAAAATTCTTCGTACGCATTGAGAGAATGTAATATTCCTCTTCTTTGCAATCTTTACTATTTCTTCGTGCAATTCGCTACCTATATAAATCCCCAACCTTTTTTGACCAATTCTACTCATTATAATTCTCCAATGTTTCGACATAGGCTATCATTCCAATATATTTTGTACACACATAAATACATTTTCTTATGGAATCACATGTAGCTACCTATTAGATTGATGGCATATTTTTATTACATTATCTCAAGGATAAAAAATGTCATTTCAAACTCCAACTAATAAGACTGCGTATGGATTTAACAACCCAATTCAAACATTAAGTCCTGAACCAATTATCGCAAACAGAGCTCCAAGCACTTCAGACATTGCTGAATTCGGTCAGTTATGGGTATATGACAATATGGTATGGGTATTTACTTCGGCTCAAACTTGGACTGAATTAGCCTCAGATAGTGGTGATGCTACCTTTGATGCATTAACTGTCAATGGTACATCAACATTTAATGGCACTATTGATGCAGTTACTGGCAATGAACCTATCACCCTAGATTCTGGTACAGGTACTATTTCTATTTCAGGTGATGCTGCAGCTACTACTGTTGGAATTGCTAATGGTGCTGGTGTAAAAGGCGTCATCCTAGGTTCAACAAATGGTGCTTCTTCCACATTGATAGAATCAGGTACAGGTGGTGTCGTTGTTAATTCAAATGGTACAGGTAATATATTATTGACAGCTGTTAATACAAGTATAGCTTCACTATCATTTACCAATAATGCTCGCATTGGTTCAACGAGTATTACTGTTCCAACTAATATTATTGCAACGGGCACAGCAACTATTGTTATGACAAATAGCTATATAGCTTCATTATCAACTCCAGTTATCTGTACTGTAACAACAAATGCTACAGGTGGTGGGTATTTACAAGTTAATGGTATGGTCAATGGTTTAAGTGGTGATACATTAACTATCTATGTAACAAACGCTGGTTCTGCAACAATCCCTGCAAGCACAAGTAATATAATTGTATCATTCATGGTACTTGAATAAGGAATACTATGTCATTTGCACAATCATTACGAGCTACCGCTATTCCTGTACAAACCGTGGCATTTGGATCAGTGACAAGTTCCTTTGTTGCTATGGGTGCAGCAGTTCCTGCAGCTCTACGAGTACTTAAAATAAATAATACAACTGATTCTGATATATATATTTCCTATGATGGTGTTACGCAACATGATGTTGCTGTTGCAGGAAGTGGATTTGTAGTAGATATCACTGCAAATAAAAGCGTCCCAGAGGGATTATATCTTCCAGAAGATACAATTGTCTATATAGAATATGTCAGCTCAGCTCCAACGTATGGAAATATATATCTGAGTGCATATTATGCGGCAACTACTTATTAAGGAGATGTTACATGTCTCAAATTACAAGTTTTGGTAAGTCAGGAAATCCACCTGGAACCCTGACATATAACTATACTGCTGTTACAACCACTCCTTATGTTGTATTACCAACTGATGAATTCCTTGGCGTAACGACAACTACTCTTGCCATCACCATTCAACTACCAAACGATCCAGCTGTTGGAAGAGTTTATATTGTAAAAGATGCTACGGGATTTGCTGCAGTTCATAATATTACGGTAACCACGGTTGGAGGAACTGTGTTGATCGATGAATCAGCTACATTTATTATGAATAGCTCTTCAGAATCGACAAGTTTCATATTCAATGGCACTAAATATTTAGCATTCTAAGGAGATACTATGGCTTTTAAACAACTGTCTCCGATAGCTATCCTAGAAGGCGGAACGAACACCCAATCATTCTTACATGCTTTTGGTGTCGCCTATTATGATGGTGGAGCTTTAAATAATATCGATCCGGGTACGGCAACCTATGTACTTACCAGTAATGGGACAAGTGCCCCAAGTTTTCAGCCTGTATCATCAAGCGGTGGTGTCACAACTATCGATGGTAATACTGGTTCAGCTACGCCTTCTACAGGCGTCGTAACTATTTCTGGAGATGGAACTATCGTTACAACTTCAGGAACAAGTTCAACGTTAAGTATTACAACAACTGCAGTCCATACAGCAGGTACAAGTTCAGGTACTGCGACCGCATCTTCAAATTCAATTAGTTTTGTTGGTGCAAGTGGTATATCAACTTCAGGTTCTGGTTCAACGGTCACCATTACTGGTTCTGGAGTCACACAAGGTATTGTGACATTAGATGGTGGAACTGGTTCTGCTACAGGCACAACTGTTACAGTAACAGGAACGGGTCCAATCAGTACATCTGCTACAAGCGCAACATTAACTATTGCAACATCTGCTGCAAGTACAATTACTTCAAGTTCAGGTACAGCAACAGCAAGTTCAAATAATATCAATATTGTTGGTTCTGGTGATGTATCTACAACTGCCACGGGTGCAACATTAACTATTGCTGGATCTGGAGCAACTTCATTAATATCTGATTCTGGTACCGCAAGTGTAAGTTCCAATGCGTTTACAATTGCAGGTGGAACGGGTATTACGACAAGTGCGAGCGGATCGACAGTAACTATTACTGCATCTGCTTCCAGTGGCTTTTATCCATACACTAATGTGACTGGATCTACGCAGACTATGGCGGTCAATACAGGATATGTATCCAATGATGGAGCAACTATTGTGACATTCACGCTACCAACAACTGCATCAGTTGGTCAAGTTGTTGGCATTCAGGGAGCTGGTTCTGGATTATGGACAATAGCTCAAAACAGTGGGCAAACCATTGCATTTAATGGAGTTACTTCAACTTCTGGGGCAACTGGTTCTGTTTCATCGACAAGCCAATTCGATAATGTTGTGTTGATGTGTGTCACTGCAAATAGTGGGTGGGCTGTCAATAATTCAAATGGTAACTTAAGTGTCGTCTAGGAGACAATATGGCAACGATAACAAATAGTCTATGTACTAATGGTGTAACTACCTCCATTTTAACTGGAACTGGTGCCCTCAACTTAGGCACGAGTGCATCTGCAAATACAACAACCATTGGTAATGTCACTGGTGCTACTGCTGTTAATATTAATACTGGAACGGCTGGTAGTACTATAACTACTACAAATGGAGTATTTACAGTCGCTACAGGAACAGGAAGTGTTTTAATTTCAAATGATGCCGCAGCAACCACAGTCAGTGTTGGAACTGGAGGAGGTGTTAAAACGTGTACTTTTGGGTCAACGAATGGTAGTTCTACTACAACAATTGCAGCAGGAAGTGGGGCGTTAAATATTGGCACAAATGCGTCTGCAAAGACTTTGACCATCGGTAATGTAACTGGTGCTACCGCTGTTAATATTAATACTGGAACGGCTGGTAGTACTATAACTACTACAAATGGAGTATTTACAGTCGCTACAGGAACCGGACAGATTTTAATTTCAAATGATTCTGCCACTACCACCGTTAATATTGGAGCTGGTCCAGGAAATAAAACGTGCACTTTTGGTTCAACGAATGGTAGTTCTACTACAACAATTGCAGCAGGAACTGGGGCGTTAAATATTGGCGCAAATCCTACAGCTAATAATATTAATATAGCTACTGGCGCTGCAGTAAAAACTACTGTATTAGGTTCAACTAATAGTACATCGACCACAACTATTCAAGCTGGTAGTGGCAAAGTAAATATAACTTCACCAACTGCAACTATTCTTTCAAGTAGTATAGTAACCGCTCCAGTATCATCTGCAACAGCAACAACTGCATTTGGTACTTCATTGACCGCAGGAACAGCTCTTCAGAATACGACTGGATATAATCTATTAGTTAATGTTTCTGTTAATGTTACAGCAGCAACTACAGCAACTATTATTATGGGCGTAGGATCTACAAGTACTCCAACTACAAGTACGGTAGTGGCTTCATTTAGTACGGCAGTTCTTGAACTTATAAGTTTTAGTGCCATAGTACCTAATAACTACTATCTATTAGTTAATACCAGTGGAACAATAACTGTTGCTAGTATCACCACACAAGCTTGTCCTATGTAGGGAGTATCAATGACATCCACACTATTGGCTATAATATTATCGGCAACATTGACAGGCACAGGAGGAATCGCTTTAAAATATTATTTAGACAGGAGGAATCCAGAAGAAATGCCAACTCATGTTGAACATAATTTAGAACAAGTTGTGGGAACTATCATTGAAGATCATGTTAAAAGAAACTCTGAAGATTCTGATACTGAAATAGATATACATGTGCATATTCATTCTAAGGAGAAATAATATGTGGTCATTAATACATATAGCTATGATGGCAAGTTTAATGCTTGCAGGAGCGATATTTATTCCTGTATTTGTGGTAGTTGAATCGGCTGAGGTTGCCGTTACCGTTGCAGATGATATAGATACAGATGTAGATCAAGAACTAAAAGGAGATAAAGATGGAAACAAATAATATCATCAAGTATACCATCATTGGTTGTGCTTTATTGGTATGTATCAGCTTGAAGTTGTACTTGGGATCAAATCCGGTCGTTAATGATGTAGATACGGCTATAGAATCTATCGTTAAAGCAGAATCTGGGTATGATATAACGCCGATTGTAGACGCGGTATAATATTAGTTATATGCTTGTTGAGCAATTACATCATAATGATTGCGCCTTTCATTTTAGGGGTCCACTCCACAAGGGCCCCTAATTTATAATACTACTCTAAACTTACCTTTTTTAGGTTCTTTCTTCTCTTCTTTTTTATCTACCAATTGGTTTATCTTCTTGATTTCAGGCTGAAATATTCCTGGATTTTTTTCTATACCCTTCAATATATTATCAACATAGAAATCTTTAGTCTCTTTTGGTAGATTACCCCATAAACGAGTGGGATTAATAAATCTTTTACCTGCAGCTGCTACAAATTTACCTGGCGTAAACTTCTTAAATAGCCATTTAACTATTTCAGGGCTTTTATTAAAATCACCTTCAGTTAAAATGCTATGTAGTTTATCTGCTTTACGAAGATTCTTTGACCAAGAAGGAAGTGTTAGGTTTTCTGTAGTTCGCTGACCATTTTTACCTGCAGCATCAATAACTTTATGCGTTTCTTTTTCAAGAGCTTTCAAATAATCAGGACTGTTATATTCCTTGTAAATATATTGATTAAGATCTTTCTTAATATTATGAATATCTTCAGCTTTAATTTCATTATTAGAAGCTTCTTTATTCCAATTCTTTAATCTTCTAATAAAAGGGCTTTTACCAGCAGATCTACGTTGCTCTATCTCCAAAAATTCATGTGTAAGATCTTTTATTTCACCAGCTTCAATCTTATTATGACCTTCTGCCGCAACCTTTTTATAGAGTTCTTTTTTAACTGGTTGAAAATGCTTTTGAATATTGGCATTCTTTAATGAATCAATTACACCTGGTGCTATAGCACCAGCTATAGTTTGGCCAGTTTCACCTAGTCCTAATACTTGAGCAGCACCTCGACCTATATCACTTTTAACGATATTTTTAGCAGCAGAAATAATTCCGTTACCACCTAATGCTGCTGCAACAGGAACAGTTCCAACAAGATGCTGTCCATATTCTTCTACTTTACCCTTAGGTTTTAAATATTCTTTACCAAGGGCTTGCTCAGCGACATCTCTGACTCCAACTGATCTTGGTTTTGATTTGAATTGATTTAAACCTAAAGGATCAGCAACACTATGAGCAACATTTTTCAATAAGCTCTCTGAATTTTCTACAAAATTGACAAGACCTCCCGTTGCGTTTCTCAGTAATTTACCGCCAAAAGACTCTTTCTCTTTTTTAGGCAATATAACTTTATATGCCATAGTAACCCCTAAGCTTTAAATTTCTTCTTAGTCTCAGTATTTTCTATAACTTTACCACCATTTTGTCGAGCAAACTCCTGAGCTTCTTCAAGTGTTTCAAATTCATGCTCACCTGATTCTCGATTACCTCGTAATATTTGTTCTTGTCGTTTTTGAATAGAAGGAAGAGCTCGACGTGAAAAATCTTCTGGAAGTTTACCCTCATTTTCTTCTAATATTCTTTCTTCTTCTTGAAATGGAACTTGAAGAACTTGCGCATGCTTTATAGCATCATTTATACTTTCTTTGCGAGCTTCATAGGTCATAGCCAAAGAAGGCTTAGCGGACTCTTTAATCTGAACTCTATATTTACTTGGTAGTCCTTTAATAGCATTCGAAGACAAATCAATGTATTGATTAGCTTTGTTCCTAAATTGCTCAGCTGCCTTACCAGCTTGTGAACGCAAATCTACAAGTCCTCTGGTAGCTCCATTAATACCTTGCACAAGACCTTCTTTTACGGGGTGCCAATCTTCACCAATTTCTTCATTTAGAGCTGCCATTTCTTCAGCAAGGATTTGTAATTGAGTTCCTATTGTATAATCTTTTTCAAATTGTTCAGTCAACTTTGAATACTTCTTATCAATAGCAGCTTGTTTCTTCTCCTCAAATTCCTCAATCTTTTGCTGCTTTGCAAATTCATGCTGTTCACGTTTAAGATTGTTTGATTCTTGTTTAAGCGCATTTGCTTGTTCTGCACTACCAAATACAGGAGCTTCATCTGGGCGTCTAAACCTAAATCCGGCTTTACGTAAAGGCTCTAATTCAGCAGCAGCAGCACCTTGACCTGACAACTGTTGCATTAATCGACCAATATCTTCTTGATTATTTCTTAGGTGGTTTCGACCTTGATCTAATTCTGATTGGGGCTGACCTTGTAAACCTTGCAGCTGACCTGTAGCGCGTTGTTGATGACCTAATTGAGCTAATCCAGCACGTTCTTGTTCACGCTGTGCATGCTGGGCTTCGTTACCTTCATCATAAACCAACTGATTTAATATATGTTTTTGCACAGCAGGATCTGAATCATAATAAAGCTCAGCGACTTCTTTAGGTATAACACCTTCTAAACCTTTTAATCCTTGACGACGGTGCAATTGCTTTAATTTTCCATGTGCATATTGTTCAATACCATTACTTAAACCTTGGCCTAATGCTGTACCGAACTGAGCACCAAAACCACCTTGACCTTGTATAATTTGTGCCATATTATTCCTTAATATTTAGCGCCTAAATAAGCTCCTGCCGCAGTCCCTAAAGCTGGAAGTACTCCATTAATCAAGTTTTGATATCCAGCTGCTTGTGGTTGATGCATAATATTTTCTACACCACCACTTAAACCACCACTTGCAAGATTATTAAAGTTATTATTTTGCATCTTTTGTTGGTTTAATCCATATTCATTAGCTTGAGCATTAAGATCAGATTGAAACCCTCGATGTGCTTGTCCTAATGCCGTTGCAAATGCAGGAGATCCTATACGACCTCCACCAGCAGATGTAAATCGTTCAGCAAGTGATGCAACGCCATTTTGAAATCCTTCATGAGCTTGATTTGCAAATGGCGCAAACTGCTGTTGATATTGCTGTTGCTGCTGAGCGAGTTGTTGTGGTGTATATGTCTGACCTGGCAATTGTATATTGGGTAATGCCTGATTTAAACGAGCTAAACCAGCATTTTGATAGGAAGCTTGTTCAGGACTCAATCTATTCAATGTTTCATTACGTCCTGGAGCTGAATCTAAAAACGTTGCTTGTTGAGGGGCATTAGCTGCGCGTGCAAGTTGTCCGCCAGCTGCCTGATCTAATTGTTTTTGTGTAGGTTTCAACCCTTTAGATTTTAACGTTTTGACCACTTTTTTAGCTTTACCTTTTTGGCGAGCTCGGCTAGCTGCTCTAGCTGCTTTAATTGTTGCAGCTGTTCCAGCCAATGCTGCAAGCGTACCTCCAACTAATCCTATAGGCATACTATTCCTTTCTTTTATTCTTTAACATATTCAATAGTTACGATTGTTCGCGTATATGCAGAGTAATCTATTCCAGTTGTAATATAAAAATTAGTATCATCAATAGCCCATTCTATATTATCAGTTGCCGATGAGGTAGAAGCATAACTAATACTTATACCAGCCATGGTTGTCGGATTAGTAGCAACTCCATATATATTAACCCATGTTGTTGCAGCTGTTACATTGATATTATGAGCCATTGATATTGTTGTAGCATTAGGAAGAGCCCCAAAGTTAAGTACGGTACGAAATATTTGGCGTCCATCTGGATTAGGATTAATCATATCTTGATTGGGGAATAGAACTTGTCCTGTCACAAATTCCTGCAAGAAATATATACCAGATTCCTTCAAATTTAACGCTACGCAAATGTTATTTATATTTTGGTACAAACGTACAAGAAGCTCTTTAAACTCGGGCTTATTGACATCTACATCTTTCACTTCGGCAACATCAAACACATAGGTTGTAGGTATAAATAAACCTGTATTATTTTGAAAGTCTGATGACATATTTTATCCCCTTGAATCTCTTACATAAACATATTAGATTAAGTTCATGTTATGAGATTCTTCGCTGATAACATTCTCCTTTTTCATCCGATATACTCATCCTATATCGGGTGTTTTTTTACTGCATTCTATTGCTTGTCGGTGTGACATAAAATATCATCGCATGCATTTGGAAGTCATTCAATGCTACATACGAAACCGATCCATCTGTATTAACTGTATATCCCGACATCTGGCTTGGGGACATCACTATTTGTAATTGTACACATTCACCTTCAGCGTAGGTATAAATCGGGTGCCATAAACGAGTCTGATATTGCTCAAAGTTAGATAATGCATAGGGACTTGTTTCAAGTGTTCCATCTCCTGGTAATGGACCTGGTGATGCTTCAGTTCCTAAACCATCAGTCACAATCGATATATCAGCTGAAGATGTCAGATAATCAACAAATACCGCACCATTATTAGTTCTATTAACTAAGAAATCTATGCGAGCCATATACATATTTCTATCATTTTCAGTGTAGAAATTATATTGCTTAGTAAGAATATTCATATTAGTTACGGTTGATATAACACCCCCTCCTGTATATGTTCCTGTAATAACAATAGGCAGAATACCAGTATTATCAACTGCATATATACCAAATTCATTAGGGGTATTAGCACTCACAGGATCTGGAGTAACTCTTGCCATAAGCGAGGGTAATACATTACCTAATGAATCTGTAAAGACTAATCCATTCATATTCTCAAATAACACATAATCATTTAATGATAAGTTATGATTAATGCATGATATAGTTGCTGTTCCAGAAGCAGTAGTCGTAAAGTTAGTAACTTGTAATGAAGGAGCTGATGATGGAATATTCGTTTGAAGTATCTGAACAAACCCCTCTTGGTTACCAGCAATAATTGCTTTTATGGTCGTATTGTTGGTTGTACTTGAAGTAGAATTCCATTGATTACTATTCTCACCCCATGGCGTTGTTGCCTCACCCCATGTTATACCAACAGCTTCTGGTGGTTGGAAGAAATATCCAAACGTGGTGAAGGAATCATCAATAGTTGCCCATGAATCATTAACGTAATTGTATGCCAATATTTGATTAGGGAAATAGAAATCAACATTGCGATCATCACTGACGACTGTCCAATAAGCCATTTCATTGTAATAGTCACGAATACCAGCAACCCGATCTTGCCCATTCATTTCATTACTGATACCAAATGGATATTGCGGTATCTTGTTATCGATACGTTCTACATTAGCTCCATTACATGCATGAATACCATTATCATCAACACCCAAGACAACTTTATCAAAAGGAATCTCAGAAAAGGTAGATATGGCGCCAAGTTCATTGTTAATTTTTTGCCATGTGAATGGAAGAGTTTGATTAGAGGTGTATACCAATTCATAAGTTGAAGATGTAAAATAAACGATTAAGCGATCTTTAATAAATTGTACTGTAACGATAGCCTCTTGCGTTGGAGCATCAACCGCATTTCCATTTCCTGGGATATCTTGCATCCATGATGTTGCAGATAATGCACTACCAACTGCAGAATAGCGAGCTCTAAATGGATAGGTAACGGCAACACCAGCAGCAACTTCAACAGTGTTAAGTAATATTAATCTATTTTTGAATTGCACAACAATCTGTGCAGTCTGAATATAATTATTACCTGTAAAGAAAATAGGTGTTGAAATAGTTGCACCCGTGAAGGTATAGGCACCATTTGTTGTATTAAATGTTCCTGTTCCGATTGGTCCTGCTTTCGTTGATGATACGGGAACCAATGCACCATTAGCAACTGTTACAATAAATTGGGTGAATCCAATGACAAATACTTGTCCTATAAATCCAAATCCATCGGGAACATTGCCTGAAGCAGCACCCATATCACTCGTTGTATCAATTTGAGTTCCTACCGTCCAATTAAGAACTGGCTGTACCCAAAATGTATTATCCCAGTACCGTATACCATCTGGTGGATTAAAATTGGTTGTCCATAATGTATCGAGAGCTGCAACTGCACCTTGATAATTAACAGACCAGAAGAATTCATAATCAGTTCCTGTCCATATCGAAGCAGCTGATGATGTAACTGCTGTATCAACATTAGATGCTGTAATGGTTAATGTACCAAATCCAGATCCTGGACTTGTTGGATTAAAGAGCGCAGATCCTGTACCACCAGAGGATACCTGTAAAGCATATGGCGTAGTTAAGGTAGAAGTTATAACGGTAAATGTTGTACCTCCTACAGTTATAACCGTTCCGACAGGCATTTGATCAATAAAGAAAACACCAGAAAAATTGCCTGAGCCATCAGTTGTACCAACTACATTAGCCGTTGTTAATCGCAACCATGCATTACTGACAAGATCATATTGGTAAGCAAACTGAGTATCAAATCCAATCGTTGCAAATGCATTTGATGATTCTACAAAGTATTGCGTTAAACCCATAACTGGCGTCGCTGGATAAAACCATATATCGAGTCCAGAACTATAGCCCGTAAAGGTAAAATTGCCTGTTGTAGTATCAAATGTGCCAGATGTGGCCACATTGGTTGATAACATAGCTGCAGGACTACCTGTTTGATATACCGTAAAGATATCATCATTGATCGTAAACATTTGCCCTACCGCAAATACATCTCCTGGAACAGTTCCTGAATATACCGAAGTTGCATAGGTATTCGTCGTCAATAGACGTAATCTTGATTGAGTTTGATCTAATCCCATAAGAACTGTACCAAAACGTTTTCGAACTCTTCCACGTAAAATATATGCATTATTCAATATTTGGAACGCATTGTCCGATATCAACCAAGGTTTTAGTGACGTCTGAAAACCACTTTCATTATCTGCATAACCGACGAGAAATTTATCATATGCCATATTAAACTCCTAGAGCTAACCAATAGATACTCGTAGCAAATCCACTCGTTGGAACTTCTAAAACAAATTGCGTTGTACTTGATGATGAAATGTATGAACCAATCACATATGATGATGCCACACTCGCTTGTGTGTAATAAATCTGGTAAGGAGTTGAGCTGAATGTAGGAAATCCTGAAGTTGTTGGGAATGTAATCGTATTAGCTCCTGTTGTAATACCTGTTGCCGTCCCCCACATTAAAAATACAGTTGATGATAAATATGCATAGCCTGGTGTCGATACGCCAGTTCCGCTTCCTGTTGAAGTACTACTACCACTTAATTGCACAATGGTTCCATCACTTGGATAACGATAATATATTTCATATGGATTAGCTCCAGTTGAAGCTGCGCAATATATAGCCATTTCCGATGAACTTGTTGTAGGCGCAGAGCCTTGAGCTGGTAATGATAAATATGTATGCATTCCATAATAGTCAGGATCGGTAAAACCAACATGATTTACCGCTATCAATTCATTAACTGCTTGGAAATTATTTTGAATCGGCACTTGGGTAGCACTTATTTTTTGAGCTGCCTGAGGAACATTGGTTGAAAACGTATATGACATGATATCTCCTTAAATTCCTATAGCGGTAACAACAACTGATCCTTGTGCACCACCTGTTGCTGTACCCGTCCAATAAAGATTAGCATAGGTAGTATTAACAATCGTTATACCATTATTAGTTTGACTTCCGCCTGTAGAATTACCTTGCGCTTGGGCTGCAGTTATTTGCATATTGTATATTGCCGTTGCAAATGTCGGCATTGTTGAACTACCTTTTGTTGTATAACAATTAGTTGAGTTAGGTATATATACCTTCATAGGACTTGTAGTACTATTGGAATTAGAAGCGTAATATCCATTAGCTACACTCCACGACATAAATAAAATACCATTTGCTAAATATTGCCATGTTCCTACCGCTGGATAACCTATATCTGCTGGATATGTTGCAGTTCCAGTAAATAAACCACCTGCACTACCAGTGCTTCCCGATGAACTATTACCTGTTAATTGCAGGACAGAACCATTATTAGGATATCTATAAAATAACTCCGCGTCATTTACATCCCCAGAAACAGCTTTGGTATATAATGCCATTTCAGCTGATGCTGTAGTTGGATCAGTTCCTTGCGTAATAAAGTTTATAAAGTTGTGCGTTCCAAATGTATCAGCTGTATTAAAACCAACATGATTTACAGCAAGTAATGCAGAAATATCCTGGAAATTATAATTAATTGGTTGTTGTGTATTGTTAATCTGTTGAGTTCCTTGAGGAACTGTAGAAGTATAATTTGAAGGTAGTGGCATATTACGCTCCAATCCATAAATAATTAATATCTACTTCTGTAGATGAACTTTGAGGATCTCCCCCTACATTTATAGGATTCATACTTGTAGTCGAAATATAACCATTTAACTGTAATCCCATAGGAGTTGCGGTTCCTGATGTAGTCGGACCCACTGCACCATTTAAAAATGTTGTAGTATACGCAGGTGTTCCAATAGTAAAATCTACCGTAGTATTACCTTCTCCCTTCAAAGTAGCTTGCCCCCATCGCATAACAACTCCAGATGGAAATGTACAATATCCCTGAGCAGCATCCCCAAATGAAGTTCCTGTTCCCGTGATAGGAACAGTCTGATCACTTAATTGCTCAATCGTACTATTATCAGGATAATTATAAAATATCTCAGCTACATTAGGCGACCCTGTTGCTTGGCAATATAAATTTAATTGACTTACTTGTACTGTAGGAATTGGATCTTGAAATTCTAAGCTGACAAAATTATGTTTGCCGACATCTGAACTGTTAAATCCAACATGATTTACATTAACTAATTCATTAATAGCCTGAAAATTTGATCGTATAGTCGTAGTTGTATTATTTTGAGGATTAGCAGCTTGAGGGGTATCGGGTGTATATGTATAAACAGGACCTGACATATTATCTCCTTTCTAGAATTGTGAACCACCAGTCCAAGAACTATTATTTAATGAACCCGCACCAGCTTGATCGCTGAATATTGTAGCAACGCGTTGCGTCGTAAGCTGTTTGATAGTTCTTCTTCCAACAAGATTCTCTTGCTCACGCAAAGAAGGTAAGAATAATGCAATCGAATCATAATCCATACGATCTTCAAGAATCTTTTTAGCCGCATTAAATGCAATAAGTTGCCACCATTGATTCAAGACAGGAACATCATCATTTAATAACAGAGCAGTTGGTTGATAGAATACTTCAATATCAATACGATATGATTGATCTGGAACAGGGCGCACAACAAAAGCATCTTCAAAGAATAGAACTGATTGCGGTAATGCAGGATTATTCATGACAGTTTGGCTATTAATTGTAGCACCTGATGCAGGCGGAGATGAAAATGTTATATCAAATTCACCAGTCAGATAATTTATAAAGTTAGCTTGCGGGAATCCTGTTTGAGTATTATAGGGTGCATTAAGATACAACGGTGTAGGGACTGGACCACTTATTGCATTGTATAACTGCCCCCATGCAGTTGCTATACCCGTCGTAGCATCCAAAATAGGAGAATCCGCTAAAGCAACACCATTGCCATTAGAATCTATGGAACTAAATAATACTTGGTTTTGCAGGAGGGTTATTAACTGAGTTGTTTGATTAGGTAAGAATCCTGGTTGGCTCGTATTAACATAGCCACTATAGTTAGCTAATGTCCCATTACCCGTAACACCAATATTCTGAATCGAATTAACAATAGGATATATACCATAAAATTGTTCACGCGATTGGAAGAACTGTGATTGGAATCCAGCTATATATAACGGCGGATTGACGGATATATATTGATTCTTAAAGTCATACATTGGGTTATTTACAAATGTCGATGTTGCATACGTATCTATAAATGGTGATGTATAGAAGGTAAATGTAGATTTAAGATCAAATAGCCTGAGAGTTTCAGGCAAGTCATATTGTATATATGTGTTGATATAATCAGTTAGTTCAGCATCGGATAATTGTGCAGGAGATAAACTTCTCGTTAATCGACGCACCTTATTTTTTATATTAGCTAAGGTCGAATTTGCCATTGCTACCCTCTTTTTTAATATGGGAGAACATTTTGTATCGCACTGCTTAAAGTGAAGTTATCTTCTGCAAAAGGAATGACCTGTGCATATTGGTATTGCGTATCAGGAATAACAAACGGATTAAAATATCTTGTATCAATAAATATTTCAAAGGTCGTTACTCCTGTTACTACAATGCTTCCAAATAATTGGTTAGCTTCTGTCATGCCATATTCTGGTGGTATAACCAATCGAACAATCAATCCCGTCAAATAGGTATGATCAGCGGTGGTTGTCACAACAGCTGGAAAGTCATTAGTAATACTTGCAATGATCGTGAGTGGATTGTTAAATATTGGATATGGATTTACCAGAATAGACATACAAACCTCTTATTTTAATGAAGAGACATATACAATATCATGAGTCTTATCAAGATTATCGTAATACAAATCGGGACTATCAAATGCATATCTATGTCGTTTTCCTGTAACTTGTTGAACGTTTAAACCTTCACTATTCTTTCCATGTCCATATATATCAATCCAGCAATCTTTATTTAAATGATCACCAACCATGCGTGGAACGGTATAGGTATGTCCATCAACCATATCGTACCATTCAAGATCATCACCAGGGTATAATTTTAAACAGAAACGAACACCACCCCCTTGTTCTTCAAGGTTTCTAAATACACCAGTTATCTTTTCATTGTCTTTAAACTTTTTATAATCAATGCGTTTTTTAACTGCTTCATTTGAGTTTGGATCAACAAATTTAGCAGCTTCTTCATTTAATTTTTCCAGATCTTTATCTGGGGTTGCCATACGGCGTAAATCTTTTTTTTCTGTTATTGCTGCGCTTGACATAATAAATCCTTTTTTTAGAAACAGGGCTTGTAACGGTAAGTGTTACAAGCCCCACAATATACTTACTGATTGTTCACGTTAAATGAAGCACCAGCAACCCAATAGATAACGTTGCCTGATTGTCCTGCTGGGCTATTAGCACCCGCTGAAAGATTCATGCCAATGTATCCTGTGTTGATAGTTGCGTCATTTAAGAAATCAACACCAAGCGTTAATGCTTCAGCACTGTTTTCACCAACTGGTACAACCTGTGCAGGTGTAAATGCTGGATATTCTCCAGAAGTTGGAAATACAAAAGCAGTAAATGATGTTGAATCAATATCAAGAGTAATCGTGTTACCACTCGTTAATGTTGTATTAACAGCAACGATAGTCGCATATAGATTATTCATTTCGATCATGCCAAATACGTATGGCACAATCATTTTAACTTTCTGACCGGGCAAATAGCCATGAGTTACTGATAATGTCACCACAGCTTGGGTAGCCTGTGTAATATTTGTAATGTAGCGACGACGTGGATAATACAATGCATCATAGTTAATGAGCATCCATGAACCAGTAGTTGCCGCAGCAATTTCAGCCATGTAATCAAGACTAAATGTTGTTGAAGATAATGTGTTATATCCAACAGTAAAGTCCATACCACCTAATTGTTGCCCACCCGTAATATTGAACAAACGAACAATAGAACCTGCAGTCAGACCATTTGTACCTGAATTAGTTACAACTGGAATAGAAGCATTTGAGATAGCTGTTACGGTAGCATTCACGACACCATTTGGTGTTAATGAAGAATCTACATAGGTAAAACCACCTGATGTCAAATACTGGCTAAGATTAGCAGCATCTGCAGCATTAGATTTTAAATATTCCCAAGCGTAACCCTGTGGGAAACCATTTTGCCAGTAATACTCTACACCGATTGCTGTAGTCTGATTTGCAGCTGCAACCGTGGTATTATATACTCGCATCCAATCTACGCCTGAACGTAGTGGAATTGTGACCGAAGCACCAGTAGAAGTAAATCTACCTTGTTGAATAAGAGTGAAATCTGCCATTGTAATTCCCCTTTAATAAATTGTGCAACGTAAGTTGTATAACCAGCTGTCATTACATATTCTGGGCACTTGTGCATATTTGTAACCGACACTGGCGTTCTGAGCCAATGGATCACTGAACATTGGAGGCCGATAGATGAAGGAACTAGAATATCTGTCCTGGTCAATCACGGCATAAGCCTCTAATCCAACGCAGAAAATGTTATACACATTCTTGCCTTTTTCAGATGCTTTATACGTAATACTGCCTATGCTCGATACTAGGAACCTGAGATTCGAGATGCTTCCCCACTCTGATCTAAGCACGTTCATCTGCGATGGGTACTGCGCTTTCGCAATAAATCCGTTCACAGAATCAAATGCTTTTGTCAGGTTGGTATGACATAAAGCAAAGTATGCATCTCTTGTAGGTGCGGTGCCGAATTTATCTTCGCCATCAATGTGATCAAGCATTGTAGCTGCGTTGTTTCCAAGCAAAGCTAAAATAACATCATCAATATCAGGACGAGTTAAGTTTGTTGGGTTATCGCCATTGATACCAGCTGTACAGTTAATGAAAGAAGCTGTTGAAGCCAACATATTACGTATCAGGGTGTCTTCAGACTGACGGAGCGAAACGCCAAGACGGCAAGTGATCTCATTCAGAACCAATTCTGTTACTTTTATGACCATTTTCATGGCGGACAGGATTCTTCGATCCCATCTCTCTAGGTTTCCTCTAGAGGTCAGACTATCGCATACTCTTTTTATAGAGTCTTCCTCACTTAGTCGTTCACCCTGGACATCATTTATAAATTCATTTACAATCAAATAGTGCACTTGTCTCATAAAATTAAGGAAATAATGGAAAGACGAAGAAACTATTACAAACGCTCTCTTGATTATGTTGCTACCAAATATAAAGAAGTTGATCTTGCTTATATGGCAGGAATTATCGATGGAGAAGGCTGCTTTTTCATTGGAACTGTTCCTAAAAAAGACGGTGATGGATATATCAGTCAACATTATCGAGGACTTCTTAAAGTTGATAATACTGATATTCGTCTTATTGAATGGATTGATATTACATTTAGCGGAACTTCTAGCTCTAATACTAAATGGACATCTACCAGAAGGTTTGAAAGAAAAATATTTAGTTGGATAGCAACTGGAGACAGACTCCTTGATATCGCTGAACATATTCTTCCGTATCTTGTCATCAAAAAAGAACAATGCGAGATCATGATTGAGTTTAGAAAAACTTATACGCAAAGATTGGGAAGTACTAAAGTCTCTAAAGAGAACTTGGACATCCGTCAACAATGCTTGGAAAAAATTCGTAAACACAATTCTCGCTACCATCTACATCCTTTAAAAGGAAATTTATAAACTATATCCTTGGGCCCTGTCACCTTAGCAAATGCCGTAGGCTTCCAAGTCAATCAGAGGAAGTTTATAGACCCCATTCTTTTTAGGGTCATTATTTTGGAGCGTTACTTGCTCGTTAATTGCCACAAAAGTGCCGTAGAAGGAAATTTTTGCGTCAATATCAACAACTGTCTGATTTTGGCCGGGAACTGGGTTACCAGTATTGCCTAATGGTACAAGTGCTGTATCCAGCGGATTGTATCTACGCATACGAATAGTGGTCCCTGAATTAGCTTCCATCTTACGTCGCATAGCGGGTATTGCGTTAATGAAGTTAGGAACAGGTGTGGATAGCAATTTCATGCTAAACATCTGAAGAACTGGTGATGGTAAAGTACTTGTAGTGACTACAGACATCATTTCTCCTAAAATAAAATTAAACTATATAAGTCTTTGGCTTTTTACGGCTTGGACTAGGTTAACTACTTTAAGTTGACGAAGCTTATTACGGTCGGTGAATTGATTGGGCGATGATCATACGGCCCGAGAATTTTTGTGAAGTTAGCGAGTCTTCGATACAGCTGCCGATAGTATACAAAGAGAATGTATGAAGATTCAAGAGAAAACAAAAAGGACCCCCGAAGAGATCCTTTTTGGCAAAATAAAAATAACAACCAACTGGACACAACCAATTAATTAATATGAAGGAGCAAACGTTTTTAGGATACATTGAGGGAATCGAACACTCGTCCCTGCTCACTTAAGAGCAGATTCTACCACTGAACTAAATGTATCACTATTTTACATCATGTTAGGCATAGGAACCATGTTAGGTTCTATAGCATTATCTTTCTTCTTTTCAGGAATAATAGATATTACTGCTTCAGTTGTCAACAACAACCCAGAAATCGATGCAGCATTTTGCAATGCACAACGAGTTACTTTAACAGGATCAATAATACCCATTTCAATCATATTACCATAATGATTCATTTTTGCATCATACCCATGGACATGTCTCGTATCATTGTGTGCTTGGCACGAAGCATTCTTTAAGATAGTTTGGATAATCATTGAAGATTCATAACCAGCATTATTAAGAATGCATCTAATAGGAGCTTCAAGTGCTTTACGAACAATATTAACACCCAGAACTTCATCTCCTGCAAGTTCCAATGCATCCAGTTCTTTCTGAGCATGTAATAATGCACAACCACCACCAGAAATAATACCCTCAGCAATAGCAGCACGAGTTGCTGAAAGAGCATCGTCTACTCTATCCTTAACTTCACGCATCTCTAATTCTGTCGAAGCACCAATCTTAATGATTGCGACACCACCAGTTAATTTCGCAACACGTTCAAGCATCTTATCTTTTTCATAATCAGAAGATACTTTTTCTGCTTGAGCTTTAATAGTTGCAATACGTTCTGTAATGACTGATTTTTCACCAGCACCATCAATAATAATGGTAGATTCTTTTGTTACGATAACCTTTTTAGCAGTCCCCATTTCTTCAAGTTGGATATCATCAAGTGTAAATCCATGATTTGGGGATACAATATTTCCACCTGTAAGAATTGCAAGATCTTCAAGCATCGCTAATCGACGATCACCAAATGCAGGAGCTTTTACCGCGACACAATTAATCACACCACGCATTTTATTTACTACTAATGTTGATAATGCATCACCATCAACATCTTCAGCAACAATTAAAATAGCTCGACGAGATCGTACAACAGATTCTAATACTGCACGAATTTCATTTAAGCTACTTATCTTTAAATCACAGATAAGAATAACTGGATTTTCTAGAACGCATTCATTTTTCTCATGATCTGTTACGAAGTGTGGTGATAGATATCCACGATCAAATTGCATACCTTCAACAACAACTAATTCGCTTTCTATGCCACGAGCTTCTTCAACCGTGATAACACCATCTTTTCCAACTTTATCGAATGCTTGAGCTATCTTCTTACCGATTTCAACATCACTGTTAGCAGAGATAGTAGCAATTTGTTCGATCTCTTGATTGTTAGTTACTTGTTGTGCTTTATTCTTGAGATATGATACGACGACATCAACAGCTTTATCAATACCACGCTTCAATTCCATTGGATTAGCGCCAGCAGTAATAAACTTATTACCTTCAGTAAAGATTGCTTGAGCTAGAACTGTCGCAGTAGTTGTTCCATCACCAGCATTTTCAGCTGTTTTAGAAGCAACTTCTTTGATCATTTGAGCACCCATATTCTCAATAGGATCTTCTAGATCAATTTCTTTAGCTACTGATACACCATCTTTTGTGATTGAAGGACTTCCATATGATCTTTCATAGCAAACATTGCGACCTTTAGGTCCAAGAGTAACTTTTACCGTGTCGGCTAATATGTTAATACCGTTTAATAATTTCGTACGAGCAATTTGCCCAAATATAATACGTTTAGCCATTTTTCTCCTTTTTAGTCTTATACTGCTGAATTATTGGCTGAATAGATTCTAGTGTATCATTGTAAGCTTTTCTTTGCTTAGTATCATAATCCATTAATTCTTTTTCAATAGACCTACAAATAAACATCATATAAATATCAAGATCAAAATCAGTATGATCACATTCAAGAACATGTTGCCCATATTTTTCTATAATCTGATCTTTAATAGTCACTATAAAATCCCTAAGATATCTTCTTTTTGTAAAACTAAATACTTATCATCAAGAGCAGTTCCCATATACTTTTTGAAGAATACTCTATCTCCAATTTGTAATTGAGTAGTTCTGCCAGGATTAATAACAGTACCTTTCTGAGTCTTCTCTTGAGCTTCAGTTGGAACATAGAGTCCACTAGCAGTCTTAGTTTCTTTTGGTTCTAATTCGACAAGAACATTGTCATTGATTGGCTTAAAGGTATCAAACATTACACTCCTCCTCATCTTCATGATTATCTGTTATGAAAGAATTAATTACTAACTTATAAAGATTTTGCATTTCTTCAGATGCTTCGACTATAGAACCATCTTTTAAAATGTGCTTAATATTTTGATTCTCAGGATTTTTTAAATTAGGTTGATTTAAAAAATCCCTATATTTTTCTATAGCTTCAATAGCTACCTTTGAAGAAGTGAAAATATGCGATCTGTTACCATATATATCCTTATTATGATTATCATCCCATGAATCTATCATATCTATAAGAAGATCTTCTTTATCATTTCTTTCTAAAAAATCTATAGGCAAAAAATATTGATACCCATTTCGTTTAGCTTTATCTTTAATCCATAAACTAATCTGCTTATTTTCTTTATTGCGTTCTCTTTGTATGTTGTGTAATTTTTCAGAAAAATTATCAAAAATCTTAAACCATAAAATCTCTTTCAATTCTTTCATTTTATAAAGACTCATTCCATTTTATCATCATGTTATCGGTATTTTATCAGCAGAGAGTAAAAAATCAGGGCATCCATAACAATAAGGAATGTGGACTTATTGCGGGGTTGTATGCCCTGACACAGGAAGTATATAAAAATTGAAGATGAGTGTAAATTATTTATCTTCTTCAGGTTCTTCAGGATCTGGTGATCCAACAACGCAATCCAAAACACTGTATTCAAATTCATCATCCCAAAAGATAACATCAACGATATCTTCAAACTCTATCTTATCAGTATCTCTTACAATAATTAATGCGCAATTATCTTTATCAACACCATGCGCAGTAAATGCTAACATGGTCATAAATAGCAAAATCTTCATACTTACCCCATTATTTAGAAGGAGCATCATTTCTTTCCATATGGTTACCGTCGGCACGTTTAAAGTGACCACCCCATCGGTTAGCAGGCGACAATGATTCCCAGTATTTACCTATTTCAGCATAATCTTCAGTCTTATCTAAATATACACCATCTCGAAACAGGTTAATATCAATTGCCAAACGTTTGCAATGTAAACTATCTGCGATACCTTTACCTTCTTTTGCATATATCTCAGCTTGTTCTGGAGATCTCATCGCTTCACCATACGTAAATGTATAACCAAGACCATAAATCTCTTTAAATA